GAGGCCATTCTGATGTTGTCCCTTTACAAAATCTTTAGAGCAGAATAGAAGCAATGGTCTTGGGTGGCAGCAAAGGCAACAATTTCATAGGCATAACCTATCTACACCTTTTGGCTGGTCTAGGCGTTACGGCGGTAAGCTCCAATTACCCTGTAAGCGATAGCATTACGGCGCAAATCGTGGAAATTGTCTTGGTCTTTGTCCTTTTATTTGCAATGTCGTATGTGCAACCGGGACCTCTGAAATATGTGTTATTTGCGCTTTTTGCGGTGATTATGGGCCAAGTCCTGGCGAACTTTGTTGCGCGGCTGAAGGCGGAGAATGTGTTAAAGGAAGTATTGGTGACTGTGGCAGGTATTTTCCTGGCGATGACTGCCCTGGGCTTTTATGATAAGCAGAATATTCTCGGCTTCGGCTCTTACCTTTTTGCAGCACTGATTGGCCTGATTGTTGCTAGGCTCTTATTGATAGCGGGTGCCTTTGGGGGTGTTAAGATGGAGACTATATCGTCTTTGAGCGAGGGGCTATCTTGGTTTGGAGCTGGACTGTTTTCTATCTTCGTTGCGTATGATACGCAGAGGATCAAGGAGATTGCTGCACGGCTCAAGAACCGTACTCCGGATTATGTGGATGCCTCTCTCGGACTTTTCTTGGATGCGATCAATCTGTTCACAAATGTAGGAGATATTATGGATAATTAGAGAGAAGGACCGATGGGCAATTATTATAAGATGAAGAGTTATCATGTATTCCTGATGTTTTTGAAAGTGGCAATGGTTGTTCAGCTTGTGCTTATATTGTTAAAGATACAAAAGGAAGATTCCGTGATATACCTAATATCGGAATTTGCCTTCAAACTGTTGCTGGGACTTTTCTTAATGGTATATTTCTTCATTGCCGGCTCTGCAGATTTTGATTTCTGGGATGAAGTGTTTATCTCCTTTGGCGGAGGTTTGTTGATGTTTGATGCGGTGTATAATGTTCTACCGAAGGTTTTCTTGCGATATGGAATATATTTTAATCCGTATACATTTTATTTGTCAAACCATCCTGAAAACGGAGCCACTGCAGCGCCAGAACAAACACTTTTACCTCCCAGTCTTGTTCCAGGAGTCCACCAGGGGGGACAATGGTTAAGCCAAGTCGAATAGATTGTAGGCGAGAAGCATTCGCCGTGCCTGCCGGCTGATGACGCCCAGGTGTGCTGGAAAAGGAATATCCGTATATGAAATTTTCATACGCGGCAATTCCTCCCTTGTGCCTTAAGGCAATATGCTGGCGAAACCACTCCTCTTCAGCACGAACGATATCCACACCATTGCATTGAATAGTAGCAGATTGTAAGAGGGGTCTCGTCGGATTATAGGTGGCGTCATATTCATAACTTGTCACCGCCGAATAATTCGTCCATTCATTGTTGTTCTCCACAGACTTACGACGAACAAACCAGATAATCTCTTCCACAGGGTGATTCAATTCAAGTGGCAACAAGACTTGGATTGCATCGAGAGTTGTTTTATTGACGGCGTATTTGAGAGGCTCGGCAAAATGGAAAGTCGTCACATTGCGCGTAAGAATCTCGAACGGATTGCGCAGAATCTTATTTCTAATTATTCCTTCTGTGTGGGCAGAATATGTAATCAGCTGGATATTCTTGAATGGAGGGATATTATCATAGGTCTTTATCGTCACCGCCCTTGGAAAAGTCTGTGATATCGTCTTAATGCTATCGCTGATAAGAAATGTTTTACCGAGCGGAGTATCATCACATGATATACGACGCCCTGTTATGATTCGGACGCATTCCTTGAAGGGGCGTAAGTGCACATGAATGCGAATAGAGCCTTCTTTACAAGCGAGTATAGGAAATGCTTCCTGGAGCTTCACGCGAGAAAAGAAAAACGGGAGCGGAATAAAAAGGCTGCGACTCGTGGTAGGAAAGGGTTTTGAAAGACGACTGTGTAAAAGGGATGATAGTGGCTCTCTGCCAAGGCCGTCGGTCGCTAGACCGAATTGGGAATTCAGGTCTTGGAATAATAGGCTGGATACATTCAAGAAATCTCCATCGACGATTTCAATGGTTTGGTCACCCACTTCCAGCTCAGCACGTTCTAAGATAACCGTGCCGAGAGAATTCGCATAAAACCATTGCTCTGCCTGGGGTCCTGCCGACATATTCCCTGTAATAGTTGTAGGGTGATTGTTATTCACCGTATAAGTTCCCACGCCACCAGGTATTCCTGATATAAATCCCGTTATTACAGTGCCAGGTAGAATGCCATTTCCTATAACAGGTGACCCTATACATACTATGCCAGATATAACCGTAACTACTGTCAAGCTCCTTAAACTAATGGACCCAGTGAAAGAAGCAGGGGCTGCATATCGCCCAGATTCCATACGAAGGAGGTCAGTATCATTGAACCAATGACTGAGGTCTATTTGAAGAACCGTGTGAAAGAGTATATCGCCGCCGCTTGTCGATTTCAAGTCAAAGGTGAATCGTTGGCCGAAACCGGTGGGGCCACGAAAAGGATATTGTTGCACACAGGTGGAAAATGGCCTTAGACGGCGTGACTGCTCAGGAAGCCACCATGTTTTATCCGATGATAGCGGCGTGAATTCGTTGTCCTGATAATCCCTCGGAGTAAGGTCAAGCAGGGTCACTATATCGCCGCTTGGCCGAGTGAAACCTTCGGACTGGGCGGGAGCAAGTGGTAAGTTTTCCACGCTCATCTCTAACACCGACGATTATTAATTCATGGAAAGAAGTTCTGCGCGGCCTTTTCCATCCGTGCGCAACTCGGCCCAGCCCTCTGTAATCACGAATAGCTCGGTGGATGCTTTGGAGGCAGTGCCGGGCGAGGCAAGGTCAATGAAGAAAGTGGGTTTATCAACACTAGAGAAATTCACTGCGCCGCCGACTTGGGAGCCTATATCTGTAAATCTGGAAGGGGCGATTGCACCGAAGGACCAGTTCATCGTATTGATTTCCAGACCAGTATCAATATCCTCTTTTGCATAATTCGTCAAATCTCTCCATATCAGAGGGCTGCGTGGGAATTCACGGGTTTGGCCGGCCATCAGAAATGATAAGCTGTTGTAATAGGGTTTTCCTTCGTCTGTATTTATTTTATATAGACGATTCGCCATCGTATCGGCGGTGTTTCGGAAATACCAGGTCAGCCTGTTAACAGGATGCCGTCCATCCAGACGGCGAGAAATAGTGGCCGTTCCTCCAGCAATGACATTGGAATAATCTAGACTGCTCTGTGTGAATTTGTTTTCGTATATTCTGGAGAAGCGAGTGTAAATAGGCCGGGTTTCCATGGCCTGCTGGACATCCTTGTCCACATAGATTTGCATGGTTTCTAGAGAAATCTTGGGTTGTAGAATGTGCTCTCTTTCAAGTGTTTGGAATGTAAGTGGAACGAGGGCAGTGGCTGATGTCCTCTGATACATCGTTTTGGCCCACGGTGTAGGTTTTGCGGTCGCTGCAGGATTCGACGATTCCACGAGGTCTTCTAGTTTCCGCAGCTTACAACGCAGTCTGAATATATGCCTCGTCATCGCCCTCTGGGGAAATCCAATATCGGATGGCCCTTGTTGGCATCCTACGAGGGGCAGCTCTAGACGCAAGGTGGGAGGGGCGGCATTCCTGCCGATTTCTAGGGAGGTGCCGCCGTGGCTGCCTGTCTGTTCTGTAGTTATGAATCCTTGGCCGTATGTGCCGAGATTTTTGGACAAGGCCCATAGAGTATCCCCGCTGAATTCTTGTAGTAGAATATTATCCTGATAAAATCCGATTTTTTCAAATAAGAAATAGGCGATTCCTTGGATATATCCGTAGGAAATGCCTTCTGCATCGTTTATCACCGAATTCCTCACGAGTTTCGCCTGTGCAGGAGGAAGCCATGTTGGGAGTTCGATGACTAGGGTCGGTGATTTCATTAGGTCGCCGACCAAATCAAACTCAAACTCCACAGTGCGTCCGAATTCTACGGCGGTCTTGGGAAGAATGCGGCGCATTTCTTCCAGCCGCGGAGTCTGTGCAGAATAAGTATTGTCAAACGCAAAGCGACTATCGTGCTGGTCTTGGAAAAAATATACATCTTTCTTGCCTCGGGAGACGAGCTCGTATAACGAGCCTTCTGCTGAAGCACTCATCTGATGATTCGCTTCATAATTTAAATATGAGAAGAGGCCGCAGCAGCATCAACTGCAGTAGCAGCAAAGGCTGCTTTTCCTGCCGAAGGAGCAACAATGTCCAACAGAATACGGGAAATGCCCATCATGATAATGGATGAATACGACACCTGCGTAGAGCTGATTACCTGAACACCCAGCTGACACACAGGGCTTCCAGATGTTACCATTCCCTGTAGAAAACCCCACACGCCGTCAGGCACACATGCGGCGTTATATAACTTTGTCATCCCATAATGGGTCGAGTAAGAAATAAGAGCAGAGCCGAGCGCTTTGCCGATTGCGGATG